GTTATACTTGAACCAAGCTATCATGTCAACAGTGACCAATGCTGTTGGTAATGGCTCTACTGTAACATATACAACCAGCGGTCACAATTACCTAGTTGGCATGACAGTGACGATCACTGGGGTTAATCCAACTGCATATAATCTTTCTAATCAGATAATTACTGCAATTTCTGGTAACAACTTCACGATCAGTAATACAGCTACAGGCACATATGTTTCTGGTGGTACTGCTCGTGCTAAATCTAATGCCAATCCAGACTTGGGTTTTGCTTTTGGTTATAATGATGGAACTTATCATCATGGTGGATTCTTTAGAGATGCAACAGATGGTATCTTTAAAGTATTCAAAAACTACACACCAGAACCAGACTTATCTCCATTCATCGATACAGCACATGCAACATTCGAGTTGGCGGAACTTCAAGCTACAACTTTCTATGGTGCATTGAGTGGTAATGCAACAACTGCATCGGCACTTCAGACAGCTAGAACTATTACACTATCAGGTGATGTTGCTGGCTCAGCTTCTTTCGATGGGTCTGCTAACGTAACGATTACTACCACTGTCCAAGCCAATTCTGTAGCACTTGGTACAGATACTACTGGTAACTACATGATAGACGCTACAGCTGGTAGTGGAATTGTAGTATCACATACCCAAGGAGAAGGCTCTACCGCAACCATCTCTCACGCTGATACCTCTAGTGTAACTAACTTAACATCAGATAACTCTAATAACACATTCATTCAAGATATCAACTTTACGTTTGATACTTTTGGACACGTAACAGGTGCTTCTGTTGGAACTGGTTCTGTAGTTATCGGCGACGGAGCGATGACAGTTACAGCTGGCGCAGGTCTATCTGGTGGTGGACAACTTGGTACAGCAAACCAAACTGGTGCATCAAGTATCACACTAAGTCACGCTGATACATCATCTGCCGTAAATTTAACAGCTACGTCTAGAACATACGTTACAGGTTTAACATTTGATACGTATGGTCACGTCACTGGTTATACAACTGGTACAGAAACAGTCACTGACTCTAACACAACTTATACGCTAGATGGTTCTGGTACCGCTAACTCTGTTAACATTGAATTAGTTGCTGGTGGATCTGGTTCTGGTACTGACTCTATCAACGTTGTTGGTAGTGGTATTGCTACTGTTGCATGGGACGAAGCTAACCAAAGAATTACAGTAACTGCTACTGAAGCTGATACTCTACAAACAGTAACTAACCGTGGAAATACAACCACAACTACCATTCAACACGGTGGTTTGGTTATGTCTTCTGGTACTAACGTTGACCAGATTTACAGCGTTACTGACACTCTAACACTGTCTACTTCTTGGCAAGATACCAGCGTGAACGCTAGTGAATTGGCAACAGGAACATATATTGTTCAAGTTACTGCAGTTAATGATTACTCAGTTGGTGGTGGTCATTATGATGAGTATTATTCTGGTATTATGTCATGGTTTGCATCAGGAACTAATTCTACTGTAACGGATGAGATCCCGCTACATCGTGCTGGACATGCTCCAAACTCTGGTACAATATTCTTAAGAACACTAAGACAAGCTACTGGTGGTACAGATTTAAGATTACAGATTGCGGGTACTACAGCTAATACTGGAACTTCTACTTACACCTTTAAGTTTAGAAGAATGATCTAACAAATAAATATAAGAAACCTCTGATTTTATAGGGACGAGGAAATGACTTTTAAAGTAAAAGACGGTATTTCGATCGCAGGTAGCGGTTTCGTAGATGGCTCACGAAACGTCACCGCAAATAACACAACGTTGACTGGAGAACTACGTGGTCCAGCTACGTTCGTCATCGACCCAGCTGCAGTTGGAGACAACACTGGTACAGTTGTTATTAAAGGCGATTTACAAGTCGATGGTACTACCACAACAATCAATTCTACTACACTATCGGTAGATGACAAAAATATTGAATTAGGTTCTGTAGCTTCTCCTACAGATACTACAGCAGATGGTGGTGGTATAACCCTAAGAGGTTCTACTGATAAAACATTCAACTGGGTAAATGCGACTGATGCTTGGACTTCTTCTGAGCATATTGCGATTGCCGCAGGTAAAAACCTTATAGTTAACGGTCAATCTTCTGGTGCAATTACTGTAAGAGCACCTATTATTGCTGGTACACAAGAAGTATATCTACCTGCTGCTACTGGTAACTTAGCTCTAACGTCAGATATTAAAGACGCTACAATCACACTAAGTGCTGGTGCAGGTTTGACAGGCGGTGGTTCATTTACTCTAAATCAAGCATCAAATGGTACAGTTTCGTTCGCACACGCTGATACTTCTACAGCTGCAAACTTAACTGCTTCTGGTAGAACATACGTCACTGGTTTAACATTTGATACGTATGGTCACGTTACTGGTTATACAACTGGTACAGAAACTGTCACAGACACAAATACTATTACTCGTCTACGTGGAACAGCTTCTGGTACATATCAGTCTGGTGACTTAACTCTACTTTCTGGTACTGGTGTAACAGTTTCTCAGGTAGGTACTGATTATACTATAACCAACTCTGGTGTGACAAGTTTAGTTGCTGGTAATGCCATTACTGTCTCTGGTGCTACTGGTGCAGTAACAGTTAACCATGCTGACACATCAAGCGTTGCAAACTTAACTGCAGCAACCAATACATTTATTTCAGGTATTACTTTTGATACCTACGGACACGTACAAACAGTAACAACTGGTTCACCTTCTGGATTCTTAACTGGTAACCAAACTATTACACTAACTGGTGATACTACTGGTAGCGGTGCAACATCTATTGCAACTACTACAAACTATATCTCTGGTTCAGACGATCGCATCAAAGCACCATCAGATGACCTAGCATTTAAAATGCGTTTTGGTTTCACATCTTGGGCTAACAATAATACATCGCCATACGCAGATTATATCCATCTAAGAAGTTATAGCGATTCTAGTGGTGGTAATGATAACTTAGTGATGTTCCGCAAAGATGCCATCGGCATGCGCATCTGGCAACAATCATTTGGTTCTGCGACTGCATATGCAACATATAAAGACGTAGCATTCACCGACCAGATTCCTACTGTTAACAATGCTACTTTAACACTTAACGTTTCTGGTAATGGTCTAAGCGGATCTCAAACATTTACTGCCAACCAAGCCAGTGCTGCTACATTCACAGTCACTAGTAATGCAACTAATGCAAATACTGGTAGCACTCTTGTATTCAGAGATGCTTCTGGTAACTTTAGTGCTGGTACTATTACTGCTGCATTAACTGGAACAGCGTCTGGTAATTTACCATTAACTGGTGGCACATTAACTGGAAGAACAACAGTTAACGTAAATAGTAGAACTACATCATACACTGGGTCTAACTTTGAATTATATACTGGAGACAATACACCGCCTGGTCTATCATTTCACCGTGGTGGATATAGTGCTACTTTATTATACGAAAATGATGGAGAACTTTACACTAGCCCTTGGACCACTAGAGGGCAAACAGGTAAACTATTAGCTGCTGGTAACTTTAACAACTATGCGCCAACATTAACTGGTGGTGGTGCATCTGGTACGTGGGCTATTAACGTCACTGGTTCAGCTGGATCTATTTCTGGTCTAACTCTAAACAGTTCTAGTGCACCAATTAATCCAGATAACGTAACGCAGAACCAAATTGGTTATAATACTAGCGTTAGTTTATTTGGTCAGACTGATGGTGGTCTTTATTCTTCTGCTTATAGTTCTTCTTGGATTCATCAAATTTATGGTGACTTTAGAACTGGTCAGATGGCTATCAGAGGTAAGAATAACGGAACTTGGCAGTCATGGAGAACTGTTATCGATAGCGGTAACATCGCTAACTACTCTTCAGTCCCAACTTTCCAGACTTTTAATATCGACGCCAACGGAAACTTGGACTATAACAAGTACGATATTAACTCTACCGCAACAATAAATATAAAGAACTTGCCACTAAACTTCACTGGTTCTGGCACACTAAGTATCTCTTCTAACGATCTGATACTAACACTATAAGGATAATCCATGGCTGTATCATCTAGAGAAGGTCTAAAACAATATTGTCTTCGTGCATTAGGTGCACCTGTAGTCGAAATTAACGTAGACGAAGACCAGCTTGAAGATCGTATTGACGAAGCGTTAGAATACTGGAATCTATACCACTATGAAGGTGTAGAGCAGATTTATATGAAGCAAAAGATTCGTGCTTCTGAAATCGTGTTGACTGCTGCATACTCAGATCGTTTCACTATAGCAGAACGTATTGTAGGTTCTACATCTGGTGCAACTGCAGAAGTTTGCCGAGAGTCTACACGTGAGTCTTCTGGTTCACTATTATTAGTCAAGAATATTGTTGGTACATTTGCAGTAGGTGAAACTATCGTAGGACAGACTGGTTCTGGAACTGCGGTTATTTCTACTGTGACCTTAAATGAGTATGACAAGCGTTACATCGAGATTCCAGACTATGTTTACGGTGTGACCAAGATTCTTAGTATGGGTCAAGCATCTTCTTCTAAGAACATTTTCGACTTACAATACCAGCTTCGCTTAAATGACTTGTACGATTTAACATCTACATCTCTGATCTACTATAAAACTGTAATGTCGCACCTAGCATTGCTAGATTTAGAGTTAAATGGACATCAGAGTTTCCGTTTTAACAGAATGACTAATCGTCTATACCTAGACGCCAACTGGCCAACTGATTTTATTCTTGGTGATCATATCATCGTTCAGGGATATCGAGCAATGGATCCAGTGTCTTATTCTAAAGTATGGAATGAAACTTGGTTGAAACACTACGTAACTGCGTTGTTCAAACGTCAATGGGCAGTTAATATTAAGAAGTTCTCTGGTATTCAACTTCCAGGTGGTGTTACTCTAGATGGCGATAAGCTATACCAAGAAGCACAAGACGAAATTTCTAAACTAGAAGATGATTTACAAAACAAGTCTGCTCCACTAGACTTCTTCTTGGGTTAATATGTCTACTGTAAACGTTTATTTTTCACACGGAACTAGAAACGAACAAACTCTAGTTGAAGACTTGATCATAGAATCTTTAAAGATTTATGGTCAAGAGTTCTTTTACATTCCAAGAAAGCTAGTTTCTAAAGATGAAATCCTAGGTGAAGATCGTTTATCAGAATTCAAATCATCATTCCCTGTTGAAATGTACTTTGAGAACGTTGATTCTCTAGGCGGACAAGGTGCATTTATTCAGAAGTTTGGTCTTATGATGGAACAGAGTGCTACATTAGTAGTGGCTCGTCGTCGCTGGGAACAGATGGTTGGTCGTTATGGTATGAACATTATTCCTACTAGACCAAACGAAGGTGATTTGATTTACTTTCCACTAACAAAGGGTTTGTTCGAGATTAAATTCGTGCAACACCAAGATCCTTTCTATCAACTTGGTAAACTATATGTTTATAAGTTACAAGTTGAACTGTTCCAGTACTCTTCAGAGCGTATCGACACTGGTGTTAAAGAGATTGACACATTCGAAACTCTAAAAACATTCAGCACAAACACTACTAGAAATAATACTGGTCGTGTGGTTTCTATAAGAGTAACTAATAATGGTAGTGGTTATACCGTTGCACCAACAGTCACTATAACAGGTGACGGTATTGGAGCAGAAGCAACTGCAGTGTTGGGTACTGGAGATCAAGCTGGTAAAGTTGTGTCTATTAATGTCACAAACAGCGGTACATCTTACAACACTACACCAACAGTTAGTTTTGTTGGTGACGGTACTGGTGCTGCAGCTACTGCAGTCATCGAGATTGATATTGATAAAGCAGAATCTTATGGCGATAACAACTCGTTTAAAGAAGAAGCTGAAGACGTTCTTTTCAATGAGAACAATCCATTTGGAGATATTGTATAATGCTTAACGGACAAGTATTTTATCACGGTATTATCCGTAAAAGTATTGTAGCTTTTGGTAGACTATTCAGCGATGTCTATATTGACAGAAAACAAGGTGACTCTGTAAACGGAACTACTATTCAACGACTACAAGTTCCACTAGCATATGCTCCAAAAGAAAAGTGGTTAGTCCGTTTAGACCAAGATCCAAACCTACAAAACAATACATACGTTTCTCTACCAAGAATGTCTTTTGAGATTATCGGTTATAACTATGACCCTCAAAGAAAACTTGCTAGAATGAATCAGATCAAGTGTGGTAATAACTCAGGTGTAGTATCAACTATGTTCTCACCAGTGCCATATAATCTTGACATCTCAATGTACGTTCTTACAAAGAACCAAGAAGATGGTTTACAAATCATCGAGCAGATTCTACCAACATTTACTCCAGAATATACTTTAACTATTAATGCTGTTCCAGAAATGAACATGAAGATTGATGTTCCTGTTATTCTGAACAGTGTATCTGTCTCTGACGAGTATGACGGTGATTTCCAGACTCGTCGTTTTGTGACTCACACCCTAAACTTCCAGATGAAGATTAACCTATTTGGTGGTGTTGATGATGGTTCAGTTATCGAGAAAGTCAATGCAAACGTTGGTAACAACGAAGACTTCTCTAGCCCTAATAGAGTTTATGTAGCAGAAGGTGATGCAACCACAGCTACGGTAGATACAGAAAGTTGGACTGATAGTTTATAAAATATGGCTGAAATTTATAATAGTAACTCCAACTTAAAAGCAGCAGGAGTTAAAGTTGAGTTTACCCCTGAGAATGTTCAAGAGTATATTAAGTGTGCTCAGGATCCGATTTACTTTATTGAGAACTACTGTTACATCGTAACACTAGACCATGGTCTGCAGCTATTTAAGTTGTACGACTGTCAGAAACGTAAGATCGATATCATCCATAATAACCGTCGTGTTATTTTGATGGAAGGACGTCAGCAAGGTAAGACAACTTCTTCTGCAGCTTACATTCTTTGGTATACAATATTCCAGTCTAATAAAACCGTTGCTATTCTAGCCAACAAAGCTACTGCTGCACGTGAAGTATTAGACCGTTATCAGATTATGTACGAAGCACTTCCAAAGTGGATGCAACAAGGTGTCACTACTTGGAACAAAGGTGACGTTGAGTTAGAAAATGGATCCAAAGTTTTCACTGCTGCAACTAGTAAAGCTGGTATTCGTGGTAAGTCGGTTAACATGTTGTACGTTGACGAAGCTGCGATTATTCCAAATAACGTTGCTGAAGACTTTTTTACTTCTGTTTACCCTACTATTTCTGCGGGTAATACGACTAAGATTCTATTAAGTTCAACACCACTTGGTTACAACCACTTCTGGAAATTCTGGACTGATGCAGAAAAAGGTCGTAACGGATTCATTCCATTGTTCATTCCATACTGGGAGATTCCAGGTCGTGATGAAAAATGGGCTAATGAACAAAAAGCTGCACTTGGTGAGTTGAAGTTTACACAGGAAGTTTTATGTAACTTCTTAGGTTCTTCTTTGACTCTAGTTCGTGCAGACACTATTGCTAAGATGAGTCCAGATGTAATCGTCTACCAAAAAGAAGGTTTAGACGTATACGTTGAACCTCAAGCCAACCACAGCTATTGTTTAATTGCTGATATGGCAAAAGGTGTTGGTGGAGACTATTCGGCTTTCCAAGTTATTGATATTACAGAAGTTCCTTATAAGATCGTCGCTAAGTATAGAAATAATGAGATTAGCCCACTACTATATCCAAACATTATATACAAAGTCGGAAACGACTACAACAAAGCATGGGTTCTGATGGAGACTAACGTTTCTGAACAGGTGGCTCATATCTTATACGCTGAACTAGAGTACGATAATATTCTTATGGTAACTCGACACACTAACGGACAAACCGTGTCTGGTGGTTTCGGTGGCGGTAAGACTCAGCTTGGTGTTAATACTGATAAGAAAATTAAACGTATCGGTTGTCATAACTTTAAGGCTCTTGTAGAAGAAAACAAGCTAATTGTTAATGACGCAGATACAATCTCTGAGATCTCGACTTTTATCGAAAAGAAAGGGTCTTATGAGGCGGACGAGGGGTATCACGACGACTTGGTTATGCCACTAGTGTTATTCGGATGGTTGACTACTAACTCGTATTTTAAAGACCTAAATAATGTGAATCTACGAGAAGTTATGTATAAGAAACAGATGCAAGCGATCGAGGAAGAACTTACACCTTTTGGGTTCTATGACGACGGTGGACCAGAGGCTCCGCCAGTGAATTTTTAAGAAAACACTAAAAAACTAAATAAAACGTAGACATGAATTTGTCTAAAAGTAAAACTTATTAACAAGGAGAATTACAATGCCGTTTCAATTATCTCCAGGCGTTGCAGTCGTAGAAAAAGATTTTACCTCTATTGTTCCAGCCGTAGCGACATCAGGTGGCGCATTTGCTGGTAACTTTACATGGGGTCCAGTTCTTGATCCAGTCACTATCATCAGCGAAAACAACCTAGTCGAGCGTTTTGGTAAACCAACTGAGAACAACTTCCAATCTTTCTTCAGTGCTGCAAACTTCCTGTCATATTCTGGTAACTTGCTAGTTGTTCGTGCAGATAGTGCAGACGGCAGAAACGCTGTAGCTGTTCCTTCTGGTACAATTAGTGCGATTACCGTTTCTATCGCTGGCTCTGGCTACGACTCATTAGCACCTGCTCCTGCAGTTTCTATTGCAGCACCTCAGACTGCTGGTGGTGTTCAAGCTACTGCTACTTCAGTTCTATCTGGTGGTGGCGTTACAGCTGTTCCAGTTACTGCAGGTGGTTCTGGTTATACAACTGCTGCAGTTTCATTCTCTGCTCCACAACGTGCTGGTGGTACTAATGCACAAGGTACAGTAACCATCGATGGTTCTGGTGTTATCACTGGTATCACTGTAACAACTGCTGGTTCTGGTTATACTGCTGCTCCAACTGTTACTATCGTTGGTGATGGTACAGGTGTTGCAACTGGTACACCAACTGTTTCTGGTTCTACAATCATTAACGTTGTGGTTACTAACGCTGGTTCTGGTTACACTGTTGCTCCAACAGTAACAATCACTGGTCCAGGCGGTGGTGGTACACAAGCATTAGCAACTGCTACTGTTGCTGCTGGTGGTATCAAAATCAATAACCAAAATGATTACCTACAAAACTTCGTAAATGGTGCTGGTCTAGTTGGCGAATGGGCTGCTAAGTATCCAGGCGCACTAGGAAACTCTCTATTAGTTTCTATTGCCGACTCAGCTGGTTTCTCTTCTTGGGCTTACGCTTCTGAATTTGACACTGCTCCAGGTACTTCTACTTACGCCACTTCTGTTGGTGTTACTGGTGATGAAGTTCACGTTATCATCGTTGACGAAGACGGTCTATGGACTGGTACTCGTGGTGCTATCCTAGAAAAATTTGCATTTATGTCAAAGGCTTCTGATGCACGCAAGTCTGATGGTACAAACAACTACTACCGTGACGTAATTAACTCTCAATCTAAGTACATCTGGTGGATGGATCACCCAACTTCTGTTGGTGCTGGTCACGCATTCGGTTCTGCTGCAGCAGGTAAGACTGGTGCTTACGCAAACCTAACTGCTCCAGTTACTCGTTCTCTAGACAAGGGTGCTGATTCTACTTCTGTTACAGACGGTAACCTAACTACTGCTTATCGTATTTTCGCTAATGACGAATTATACGACATCAGCTTGATTGTTATGGGTAAAGCATCTGCTACTGTAGCAAGCGACGTTTTTGCTAACGTTGTTGACAAGCGTCTTGATTGCGTAATGTTCATCTCTCCAGAAGACGTTTCAACTGGTGAAGTTATTCAAGGCACTGGCTCTGATGTAACTAACAAGATGAAAGCATACCGTAATGCTCTACCAAGCACTTCTTATGCTGTTCTAGATTCTGGTTTCAAATATCAGTATGACCGTTACAACGACAAGTACCGTTGGATCCCTCTAAACGGTGACGTTGCTGGTCTATGCGCACGTACAGATTACACTAACGACCCATGGTTCTCTCCAGGTGGTCTAAACCGTGGTCAAGTTAAGAATGTTGTTAAGTTAGCAGCACAATTAACTAAGACTGATCGTGATGAACTATACAAGGTTAATATTAACCCTGTTGTAACATTCCCAGGTCAGGGTACTGTTCTGTTTGGCGATAAGACTCTTCTCGCTAAACCATCTGCGTTCGATCGTATTAACGTTCGTCGTCTGTTCATTGTTCTTGAGAAAGCAATCGCTACTGCAGCTAAGTTCCAACTATTCGAATTCAACGATGGTTTCACTCGTGCTCAGTTCAAGAACCTAGTTGAACCGTTCCTACGTGACGTACAAGGTCGTCGTGGTATCACTGATTTCGTTGTTAAGTGCGATGAGGCTAACAACACTGGTGAAGTTATTGACCGTAACGAATTCGTTGCAGACATCTTCATCAAACCAAATCGTTCTATCAACTTTATCACTCTGAACTTCGTGGCTGCTCGCTCTAGTATTAACTTCAGCGAAATTGGTGCGTAATTAGGGAATAAATAAGAAGAACACAAGGAGAATTAAATGGCAAATATTGCTGATTTTAAAGCACAAATGATTGGTGGCGGTGCTCGCCCTAATCAATTCCGTGTTGAATTAACATTCCCGTCTTATGTACCTTTGGGTGTGGTTGCAGGACAACGTGCGCAGTTCCTATGTAAGGCTGCGCAACTTCCAGCGTCTACTATCGAAGCGTTACCTGTGTTGTATCGTGGTCGTGCTATCAACTTTGCTGGTGAGCGTTCTTTCCAGCCATGGACAGTAACAATCTATAACGATACTACATTTAACATTCGTAACGCATTAGAACAGTGGCAAGCTGGTATCCAGAACTACTCAACATCAGACGGTCGTACTAACCCACGTGACTATCAAGTTGACCTAAACGTTCATCAGTTAGATCGTAACGGTGCAATCATCAAGAGCTATAAGTTCGTTGATGCTTTCCCAACTGCAATTTCTGCAATCGGTCTTGACTATGATCAACAAAATGCTATTGAACAGTTTGATGTAGAATTTACATACAACTTCTTCACAAGCAATACAACTGAAGGTGGTAGCGGTCTTGGTATTAACGTTTCTGTTGATACTCCAATCGGTAGCTTCCCACTTCCAGTCTAATCCTTTAGGATACAATTTAAATTATGCAAATTTTTGGATTTGAAATCAAACGTAAGCAGGAGACGCAACAGCTACCAAGCGTTGTGCCTCCTAGCCCGATTGAAACTGGCGCAACCGTAGTAAACACTGGCGTTAATGCTGGTGGGTACTACGGCATGGTCATGGATCTTGAGGGTACTATTAAGAATGAGAATGACCTTATTCGTCGTTATCGTGAAGTAGCACAATACTCTGATTGTGATGGTGCTATTGAAGATATCGTGAATGAGGCTATTGTTGCAGACGAGGACAGACACTCAATCGAGATTGTTCTTGATGAGGTTAATGTTTCAGAATCCATCAAAAATAAAATTCGTGAAGAGTTTGGTAACGTTTTAAAGATTCTACGATTTAATGAACGTGCCCATGAAATCTTCCGCTCGTGGTATATCGATGGAAGACTATACTACCAAGTTCTTATTGACGAGAAGAATGTTAAGAAAGGTGTTGTAGAACTACGCTACATTGATCCTCGCAAGATTCGTCGTATTAAGAACATCAAAAAAGAAAAGACTCCACAAGGAGTTGAAGTTGTTAAAGAAGTTGAAGAATACTATCTTTATAACGACAAGGGTATCACCGAACAAACTACACACGGTGTTAAACTTGGTTTAGATTCTGTGGTCTATGCACCTTCTGGTTTCGTAGATCCAAACACTGGTATGGCAATGTCTTATCTACATAAGGCAATTAAACCAGTTAATCAATTAAAGATGATCGAAGACTCATTGGTCATCTATCGTATTAGTCGTGCACCAGAACGTAGAATTTTCTATGTTGACGTTGGTAACTTACCTAAGCTAAAAGCTGAACAGTATGTTTCTGACATTATGAACAAGTTCCGTAACAAGATTGTTTATGATGCAACAACTGGTGAAACACGTGACGATCGTCGCCATCTATCAATGATGGAAGACTTCTGGATGCCTCGTCGTGAGGGTGGTAAAGGTACTGAGATTACTACACTTCCAGGTGGTCAGAACTTAGGCGAGATTCAAGACATTGAGTATTTCCAGAACAAATTGTATCACGCACTGAACGTCCCTGCTAGTCGTTTACAACAACAGCAAGGATTCTCTATTGGTCGTTCACAAGAGATCAATCGTGATGAAATTAAGTTTAATAAATTTATCGTTAGACTTCGTAAAAAGTTTAGCGTTCTTTTGTCTGGTGCACTTCGTGTACAGTTGATTGCAAAAGGTATTATATCTCCTGATGATTGGGATAGTATCGTTTACGATATTAAGTATGATTACCTAGAAGACAATCACTACGCTGAATTACGTGATGCTGAAATTATGCAATCTCGTATGGCACTGCTACAGATTATCGATCCTTATGTTGGTAAGTACTACTCATTAGAGTGGGCTAAACAAAATGTCCTAAGAATGGACAAGGACGAAATCAAAGAGATGCAAAAGCAGATCGACAAAGAACAAAAACAGATGCTTGAAATTGCTCAACAGCAAGGTGAGATTCAGTTAGCGCAACAACAACCTATGATGGATGCGCAAGCAGAACAACAACAGCAAGCGATGCAACAACAGGCTGATGCTCAACAGCAACAACCTCAAGACTCTGCGCCAGCAGATGCATCCCAAGAGCAAGACACACAAGATTCACAACCACAACAGAAAAAAGGTAAATCAGAGAAATCATCTGGTTGGCCAAATTAATAGGAGAGTATTATGAACGAGACAGTACAACAATTAGTTGATGCTATCAAATCGGGTGACGCTATCGCAACTGAAAACGCATTCGCTGATGCAATGGCTGCAAAGCTATCATCTAGAATTGATGACATGCGTATCAATGTAGCACAGAGCATGTTTAATCTACCAGAACAACAAGGTAGCCAAGAACCATCTTCTGAAGACACTTCTATCTAATCTGCTAATGAGATATACTGATTTTACCAAACGATTTAAAAAATCTGGTGTTGTTGAAAGCACCAGATCGTATCTTCAATTACTTGAGAAGTTAGAAGATGGTAAAGTTCTTATCAACGGAATTGAAACAGAGTTCGATACTATTGAGGAAGCAAGACAGTACATTAAACAAGACTATATTGCACATCAACTAGAAGAACAAGCTACCAAAGAGTTATACGAAGAATTGTCTGAGAATACTATTGCTAATATTATTAATAAATATCATAGTGTAAAAGTAACAGATACATTAGTTGAATCATACAAAGAACTTGCTTCCTCTAATATGTTCAGCGTAGACCCAGTTGTCTACGAAATTCGTTCTCTTAACAAACTAGACCGAATCATTGAAGGTAAGATCACTTACACTTTGAACGATGGGTCTATTGTAGCAATTAGTGAAGACACTCAAGATAAGCTAAATAAATTATTACATAACCACACAGATGTTATTGATCACATGCGTGAATCAAAAGATAACTTCATGATGGTGGTATCAAAGATAGAGGAATAATAAGATGGCTATGGTATTCACTACCGTTAAGAACACAAACCAAGAGACAGTGATTCACTTCACTTCTTCTGCTGCAGAATCTGGCACCATTACTCTAGCTGACTTAGGCTTTGCAGCTACTCAAGCTAGAAACTCAGACACACCTACTGTTAACATCGTTAAGTTTAGCATTATGGGTGAACTTGGTTCCAAAGTAACTATCAACCGTAACAGCAAGATTGTTATTGCTTGTGCTCCAGAAAATGCTCCATATATGGAAGCTAACGCATGGGGTATTCCTATCAATAACGATCCAACATTCGATATCGTTGTAACCAATGGCGTTGCTAAAGACGTTTCTGGTTTCATCGTTCTTCGTAAAGTTGCTGGATGGTCAACTAAGGTCGAAGAAGCAACATTTGGTGCTTATGACGACAGAACACAGGTGGGCGCATAATGAAACTAATCAGAGAAGAATTAGTAGATACCAAGTTTGTTGTTGAAGAGAAACTTGGTAAAAAGAAAGAATACTTCATCGAAGGTATTTTCTTACAATCAGAATTAAAAAACCGTAACGGTCGCATGTATCCAGAACAAGTTATGGATCGTGAAGTAGGTCGTTATATTAAAGAGTATGTAGAAAGAAATCGTGCTTATGGTGAACTAGGTCACCCAGATACACCAAGTATTAATCTTGATCGTGTGTCTCACTTGATCGTTGACCTACGTAAAGAAGGCACTAACTACATCGGTAAAGCAAAGATTCTAGAAACTCCAATGGGCAACATCGCAAGAGGTCTTCTCGACGGTGGTGCAAACCTTGGCGTGTCTAGTCGTGCACTTGGAACACTAAAAGAATCTGATGGTGTACAAGTTGTTCAAGACGATTTTATGCTGTCTACTGC